GAATTTGCATTCGTTCCAAATCATATTGCAGATTCATTCTTCGCATCTGTATATCCTACTATTACTTCAGGTAAGCAAACTAAAGTTATTATAGTTTCTACACCACATGGTATGAATCATTTCTATCGAATGTGGCATGATGCAGAAAAAGGTAAAAATGAATATGTTTTTACTGATGTGCATTGGAGTGAAGTTCCAGGAAGAGATGAGGAATGGAAAAAACAAACAATTGCAAATACATCCGAGCAACAATTTAAAGTTGAGTTTGAATGTGAATTTTTAGGATCTGTAGATACACTTATTTCTCCATCAAAACTAAGATCTCTTGTATATGATTTGCCTAAGACTAGCAGTGCTGGTTTAGATGTTCATGAAAATTCAGTAGAAAATCATGACTACCTAATAACTGTGGACGTTGCACGTGGAGTTGGTAATGATTATTCTGCATTTGCTGTAGTGGACATTACTACTTTTCCACACCAAGTTGTTGCAAAATACAGAAATAATGAAATAAAACCAATGCTTTTTCCAAGCATAATTGTAGATGTTGCAAAAAACTATAACAGCGCATATATTTTATGCGAAGTTAATGATGTTGGGGATCAAGTAGCATCTATTATTCATTATGATTTAGAATATACTAACCTTTTGATGTGTTCTATGAGAGGTAGAGCAGGTCAAATTGTCGGACAAGGATTTTCTGGAAAGAAGACTCAACTCGGGGTTAAGATGTCTAAAACTGTAAAAAAAGTTGGTTGTCTTAATTTAAAAACTATGATCGAAGAAAATAAACTTCTTTTTAAAGATTATGAAATAATGAGTGAGCTTACAACTTTTATTCAAAAACATAATTCTTTCGAGGCAGAAGAAGGATGTAATGATGATTTGGCGATGTGTTTGGTAATATATGCTTGGTTAGTTGCGCAAGATTATTTCAAAGAACTTACCGATCAAGATGTAAGGAAGAGATTATATGAAGAACAAAAAAATCAAATTGAGCAAGATATGTCCCCTTTTGGTTTTATTGTTGATGGAACAGATTCATCTAGTTTTGTAGATGCAGAGGGGGATCGTTGGTTTACTGATGAGTATGGAGATATGTCTTATATGTGGGATTATGTTCATTAATGGATTTGGATAAACAAATACATTTGAGTCATTTGCTACTCAACGATAGAAAATGTAGAGTGTGTGAAAAAGAGAAAAATTTAATAGATGGATTCTACAGAACACGTAAGGATCGTGGTCCGGTTGCATCATCTTTTTCATATGAATGTAAAGAATGTACTGCGAAAAGAGTTACAGAATCTAAGAAAAAACAAATTTCATATTCTCAAGAATGGCAATATCCTGATTGGTAAATATTCACGTCCAATTTCCCCCACGTAAAGTGAGTTTTTAATAAATATTTTTTAGATAAACTGAGACTTTACGGAGAAAAACATGGCGACTCCTCAATTATCTCCAGGCGTACTCGTCAGAGAAGTTGATTTAACAGTAGGAAGAGCTGAAAATGTTTTAGATAACATTGGAGCGATTGCTGGTCCATTTTCTATTGGTCCAGTAAATGAGATTGTCAATATTACTACAGAACAAGAGTTAATCAACACTTTCGGGAAACCACTTTCAACTGATACTCAATACGAGTATTGGATGAGTGCTTCCTCATTTCTTTCATATGGTGGCATCCTCAAAGTAGTAAGAGTTGATGACAACAATCTAAAGAATGCGAGAGTTGGGTATAATACTACTGCTACAGCAGATATCAAAAATTTTGATGACTATAATAACCAACAAACTGCAAATTACCACTTTGCAGCTAAAACCTCAGGAACTTGGGCGAATGGTTTAAAAGTTTGTGTTATTGACGATAAAGCAGACCAAATTGTAGGAATTTCAACAACCAACCTAGCAAATATAGGGGCTCAAATTGGTTTTGGTGTTACCATTCCAATAAATACAACAATTGCCGGTTCTGGTTCAACATCAGTTTTCACAGGACATTTGAAAGGTATTATTACCGGAGTTACTACAAGTGCCGCCGGCGATTCCTCAATTGATGTAAAAGTTGTTTCAAGAGTTTCTTCAGCAGGAACTGAAACACAGATTGATTATTCCATTGGAACTGAATATAGTTCATTTGTGGCATCTAAAACTTTAACGTTTATCAATAACTCTGGTGTTTCTACCGGAACTGGATCTTACACTTCCGCATCAGTAAAAGATTGGTACGATCAACAAACCCTAGGTTTAACAAACGACATATATTGGAAATCCATAGCACCAAAACCAGTAACGACTCAGTATGCTTTAGAAAGAAACTGTAAAAATGATGCTTTACATATAGTTATTGTTGATGACAATGGAACATTGACTGGAATTCAGGGAAATATTTTAGAGAAAACTATAAATGTTTCCAAAGCAACAGATTCAATTTCTGGAGTCAATTCACCATTAAAAACTTACTATAGAAATTATCTTGCTAATTACTCAAATTATGTTTACTCCGGAACAAACTACTATACATCAAATGATTCCCTGAATGGTGTTTTTCCAGTCGCAACTGGATTTACTACTTATTCTGGTGTTGAAGCAAATTCATTCACCCCAATTACTGCATCAAATGGTGGATGGAATAAAGAAGCACAAGGAACTACTTTTAACTGCATAGGAGCAGAAACATTTATTTTATCTGACGGTGCCGATTATTCTGGTAATGGTGCAAAAGCAACTCTTGGAGCATTAAGCACTGCATATGATTTATTTGCAAATGCAGATGAAGTTGAAGTTGATTATTTGATTTATGGACCTGGATTAGACACCAAGGAAGATTCTCAAGCAAAAGCAAATAAACTAATTTCAATTGCCGAGGATCGTAAAGATTGTGTTGCAACAATTTCACCATATAGATCGTCTGTTGTAAATATCACAAATACAACGACTCAAACTAATAATGTAATTGATTTCTTCTCACCAATTTCCTCTTCATCATATGCCATCTTTGATTCGGGATATAAGTACACTTATGATAGATTTAATGACTTATTCAGATATATTCCTTGCAATGGGGATGTTGCTGGATTGATGGCGAGAACAAATGTAACTGGATACCCTTGGTTCAGTCCAGCGGGACAACAAAGAGGAATTCTCAATAATGCAATTAAACTTGCATATAACCCAAATAAGGAACAAAGAGATCTGCTTTACAAAGCAAGAATTAATTCAGTGATTAATCAACCTGGTTCCGGAATACTCCTTTTTGGTGATAAAACAGCTCTTACTTATGCATCAGCTTTTGATAGAATTAACGTCAGAAGATTGTTCTTAACCGTCGAACAAGCTTTGAAGAAAGCTGCGGAAGCTCAGTTGTTTGAATTAAATAACCAATCAACTAGAGCTAATTTTGTCAACATTGTTGAACCATACCTTAGAGACGTGCAATCGAAAGGTGGTGTTTATGATTTCCTCGTAATTTGCGATCAAACTAATAACACACCAGATATTATTGATAACAATGAATTTAGAGCGGACATTTTCTTGAAACCTACAAGATCAATTAATTATGTTACTCTCACTTTTGTCGCTACTAGAACTGGAGTTTCTTTCCAAGAAGTAGCTGGTAGAGTTTGATTTAATTATTAATCAGTAACATAAGGAGATTTAAAAATGTCAACACTTAGAACGATCACTAGTTTCAAAGAAAGACTCGCTGGTGGTGGAGCAAGACCAAATCTATTTGAAGTTGAAATACCAGCATTCCCAGAATCAGCAGATTTATCTGGAGTATGGGGAACAGGAGTTAATCAGGAATCAGATACTTTCAAGTTTCTATGTAAAGCAGCTGCACTGCCCGCATCAAATGTTTCCCCAATTGATGTTCCTTTTAGAGGCAGAATTCTTAAAGTTGCAGGAGATCGCACATTCGATCCATGGACTGTAACTATTATTAATGATGAAGATTTTAAATTAAGAACGGCATTTGAAAGGTGGATGAATGCTATTAGTAGATTAGATAATAACACGGGTGCAACAAATCCATCTTCATATATGGCAGATGCTTATGTTTATCAACTAGGTAGAGGTGTTAATGGTCCAAATTCGACCCAAAGTTCAAATGCAGCAAGTGGATCTGAAAGTGCATCTCTGAGATCTTATCAGTTTCATTATATTTTCCCAACCTCTATTTCTCAGATTGATTTATCCTATGATAGTAACGATGCTATTGAAGAATATAGTGTAGAATTCCAAGTTCAATACTGGACTGCTGGAAGAGGTTCTCAGGGACAAAATGATGAAACTGGGATTGTAATAACATAATAAATAGTAAAATAACGCAGCAATAAAATTTATAATGGCAAGATTATTTGGATTTTCAATAGAAGATACTGAACCACTATCACCAAGTACAGTTTCTCCCGTCCCACCTAATAATGAGGACGGGACAGACCATTACTTGAGTAGTGGTTTTTTTGGTTCGTATGTAGATATTGAAGGAGTATATAGGACTGAGTTTGATCTTATTAAAAGATACCGCGAGATGGCACTTCATCCAGAGTGTGATAGTGCCATTGAAGATATTGTGAATGAAGCAATTGTATCAGATTCCAACGACTCTCCAATTGAAATTGAATTATCAAATTTAAATGCCAGTGATGGTATTAAAAAGAAAATAAGACAAGAATTTAAACACATTCTTTCCCTTTTAGATTTTGATAAAAAATCACACGAAATCTACAGAAATTGGTATATTGATGGTAGAATTTATTATCATAAAATAATCGATTTCAAAAATCCTCAAGAGGGTATTCAAGAATTGCGTTACATAGACCCCATGAAAATGAGGTATGTAAGACAACAGAAAAAAAGTAATAAAGACAAATATAGGTTGTCAAATATCAATAGTGACAATCCCATGGAT